AAACCTGCTTACGAACGTCACCAAGATACGTGTAAACTGATTCGAGACAGTTTACGGGATGATGTTCCATTGGAGAAACCACCATCTGTCCTTTTAGAGGAAACTCTAAGAGAACTACGTGGAATCCCCAATGAACCATTATCTGTAACTGATGCACTTTTCCAAATCTTCTCTGATACCAAAACTTTCTTTGGTTTCAAGGCTCAAGGACCCAAAAAAGATTCTAAACAGCAAACAATGGACAATCGCTCGATAGAATCAGATTTGAAGTACTTGAAAAACCAACTCAAGAAGGTAAGGAAAGATACATCAGTGGAGAGGGTGGAAGAAATCATTATTAGGTGTTTAAACAAGTTACAAACACTCGAAAGCTTATATGACGACGAACAATCAATTAGAAGATGTAATGAAATACGTCTAAAAATTGATTCAATCTGTTTGAAAAATAGGCTTGAGAGATATGTAACTGGTGCAAGTACATCTAGTAGTGAAGTTTTCCATTCGATGGATAGCGATTCTGACGACGTTTTAACGTCCGATGAATCAAATGTTATCCAGAAGGACCTAATTTCCTATGTCGACCACAGTAATGTAGACTGTACTAAAATCCATCGACATAAGTGTTTGGGTGCAAGAAGAATACCGCTTTGTTACAGCGACGGGAGACCAGCCGCTGGACCAAATGGTGTTCCACTTACTGAAAAGGTAATGTGTGGTAGAAACTTTGCCCATAAACATGTTTCTGCTGTACATTCTTTCTTATGTAAGGAATGCGTCGAAAATGGACGCGTTGAGGATTGGGACCTCATTCACGGAGGTTCTTCCTTTGGTGAACCTGACCAAAGAATTCCTGATATTATGCCAACCTATTATGATATCGTCTATGAGGGCGAATCAGAAGAGTTTCGGCAGAAAATCAGGAAGTTTTGGACAGATGTAGCTATGGACAAATTTTTGTCCTATGGAAGAACTCCTGTGATAGTTCCACTACCTGATGGCAACATTTATGGGTTACCTCATGTTGAAGTCGGATCTGGCTTTGATCTTTTGAAGGGTCATGCCAGGACCGTTTCAAAATGGGTTGCCTTATTTGTTTTAGTTTGGTCGGTCAAACGATTCTTCCGTAAGAACGAGGAAGATAACCAAGAAGAGCTCTGTTTTGCACAGAGCCCTAGAACAAATAGAACAACAGTTGCCAGAGCCAGAAAGGGACATGCCTATAAGTCTGCCTCAGGTCAGTCAGGAAGTAAACAATTTTACTTTAAGATCGATGGAGACAGATATTTGGGCACGCCAATTTCTGGACAAATTTTCATGACGTATTATCATGCATTTATACGTGATGGAAAAATCATTCCAGATGGAACACCAGTTGAGGTGCACTACGATGGAAAGAAAGGCATTTTTGCCTTTAATTCAGAGCTTGTAAAAGCTGACGTAGAGCACGACATTGCTTTTGTAATGTTTTCATGCAAACAAATTTCTCAGTTCCCTAAGATATCATCTCAGTTTTGGACTGATGATGATGTCGAAGGTTTCCGATCAACTTCTGGATGCATTACTGTAGACTCTCTTCCAAAATACATCACTGTTGCCAAAGCTAATAATAAAAATTATAGCTATGGTGAAACAAAGGTGGAAATGGATCAGTGTCTTATGTATAAG